GATATACCTCAGCTCTCTGTAAGGAGATCTTGGGATTAGTCCGATCTAAGTTTGCGACCGTTCCAGTACCGAATGCTGAGGTCACTCTTAATGGTACCGAGCTGGTATCACAGGCCCGAGAGGAACAGACCAATCTTAAAACTCAGCTGGTGGAGATGCTTGAGTCCCTTACCTACGATAAGTTAATTGAGACTAAAGCCGCCTCAGCTACATCGCTACAGTCTCATCTTCGAACCATTCCGATCCCCAATGGGCTCGCCATTACTATGGGATAAAGGATGTCTCGTCTCTTCATAACCCCGCGTGAGATTGATTTTATCAATGATGTGGCCAAGGAAGTCATTAAGGATGTCGTTGGACAAAAGATCTACTACTATCCCGTTAACGCATTCAAGAGTAATATCCACGATATTTATGAGGAGGCGCCTGAGAAGGTATTTGATAATCCCATCGACCTCAATTGCCTGGTGGCATATGAACCCGAGGCTATTAAAACGGGTCAGTTTGGAACCGAGGAATACTACGGTATTGAGGCATTTGTCCAGGATAGGGATCTTCTCGACAAGGAGATACAGCTTTACGAGGGCGATTTTTTTAGCTACGGCTCGGTGTTCTTTGAGGTGACCGCAGTCGTCGTAATGGACAATATCTTTGGGGAGACAGAGTACTCAATGGGCGTCAAGCTTACCGGTCGTGAGGCCCGTAAGAGCCAGTTTATAGCTAAGCTGATAGGTCCCACTTCGGAGCATGATTCCGATCCGGATGCCATTGAGAAGACATTTATTCAGCAGCGAGGATTTGATGAGAATGCGCATGGTCCGACTGGCGATGTTCGTGAGCTGCAGAAGAGGGGCGTCCTGACGATGCCCATTACGGGTCCTGCTGAGGTTTCGCCACAGGGTGGAAATAAAGGATCTTCAGCATTTTATGATGAGTCATAGGTATTAAGCATGGCACGTCAATCAATAAAAGAACAATCAATTAATCGGTTACCGACCGGCCTCGAAGGCCAGAACATTCCGGATGACTTCATGATACCGGCATGTAGCGTCGAGGACGTGGATCGTGCCGTCTTTAATTTGTTCGAGAAGGGTTTGACACATCCCCTTATGATAAAGGAGAATGAGGGTTTCACCAAGGTCCCAGTTATTTTTGCGACCGGTGAGAGGTTCGCTCTCGTGAAGAGGAAGAAGCCGATCCGGGACAAAAATAACATGTTAATACTTCCGCTGGTGTCTGTCCGTCGGACAGGGATCAACCTGGCTCCTGCCAACGAGTATGGACTGCCTGGCGATGTGGGTACGCTTACCATTAAGAGGAAGTTAAGCAATCGTGATAGTCGGTACCAGAATGTAATAAATCGACTCCAGCTGCAAAACCAGAGCAATGTGGCGTCCGATAATAATGTGGTTAATAGTACCAGGAACAGGGTAGCAAAGCCTGGAAGAGTGGGAAGTCGAAGAAATCCGAGGCGATCCACCGCCGAGGCGGTCGACGCGACGAGCGGAAGGCTGCTGGCAAATAATCTGGGCAACAACATCTATGAGACGCTGACGATACCATTTCCAAAATTTTATGCTGCCAGCTATGAGGTGACGTACTGGACTCAGTACACTGTCCACATGAACCAGATGATTGAAAATACGATAAGTTCGCTGCAGCCCCAGGGCTTCACATTTGTCATCAGGTCTGACAAGGGATACTACTGGGTTGCTATCCTGGAGGAGGCACTTACCTCCGGCGATAATTTTGAGGACTTTTCAAGCGAGGAACGAATCGTTCGATATAGCTTTAATCTAAAGGTTTATTCTTATTTTCTGGCGAACCAGAATCCGGGAATGCCATCTCCGTTCAGGTACCAGCTGTCAGCACCACAGATTAATTTTGGCATTTTTTCAATCAACGCACCGATCAGCGTTCCAGGAGCGTTGACATCTGATGTGGGAACTGGCGATATAAATAAATTTATTATGGATAAGGTGGAGGTGCTTGATAATAAAGGTGATCCTATTGGACCAGGCTCGGAGGTCGTGGAACGGGTAACTGAGGTGTTACGGGATCCATTTGAAAATAAATCTGAGAGGCGGGAGGTACAGGTCGTGACACGAAATCAGCGGAAGGGTGAGACCGTCCTCAGGAGTAGAATTATTCGAAAAATTGACGATTATAGTTTTTGATTCAGGAATTTAGAAATCTAAACCCATAATTATAATCGACTGCTTAGGCATGTAAACAGGAGAAAACATCCATGGCCGAGAGAACTTTTAGATCACCCGGATTCTTTGATGCAGAAATTGATCTTTCTCAGAGGGTACAGCCGCCACTCGGCACCCCGGCCGGTGTTATTGGCACTGCTGCGAAAGGTCCTGCATTCGTCCCCATTAGTGTGGGCACATTTGTCGATTTCAAGACAAAATTTGGAAACTTAGATTCCAAGAAATTTGGACCTTATGCGGTCAGTGAATTTCTTAAGAACAGGGGTGCTGCCACTTTTGTTCGAGTTCTAGGCGCAGGTTCCAATAAGACAAGCACACAGATAGAGACCACACGTGCCCGAGGCACCGTGACCAATGCGGGCTTCAAGCTTGTTCCCATCACCGTAGGTCATCCCGGCGCTGCGGGGGCATCGATGGGCGCCGTTCAGTTCATCGTTGCGGATCACTTCCTGTCGGCGTCTGAGACGCGCGGCATGCCGATGTTCACCGACAACGATAGTTTTAACGAGACTGCGACCGGCACCGGGGCCTTGGTTGTTCGTGCCATGATCATGCCGACCAATAATACACGGATCATGCTGCTGGATCACAGCTCCTCATTCTCGACGCCTGGTCCTTCGGTTGACCTGGCTGGGGTCGGAACTTCCGGCCAGATGAAAAATCGCTTTAAGATCGTAGTTTCAAGTTCGGCCGGTTCTGCCTTCGCCAATGATGAGGGCTTTCCTGGCATTAAAATTTACACGGCATCCCTGGATCCCGACAATGAGTTCTATATCTCTAACATATTGAACACCGATCCTGAGAGCTTTTTGCTTAAGAAGCATGTCCTATATGCTGACTTTGCCGTTGATAATCAGCTGGCCAGCGTTAATACCGCGACTGGCTCCATCGCCGTCGTCTCTGGATCATTTAAGACTAATAAGTTTAGCACACTGTACACGGCTAACTTTGGTCGATTCGACACTCGCTATAAGACACCCACCACGACTATGTTCATCTCGCAGCCTTTCGGCGATAAGGAGTATGACCTGTTCCGGGTTGAGGCTATTTCCGATGGGGCATTTGCCAATACTGACCTCAAGATCACGGTTAGGAATGTGAGAGCGTCGTCCGATCCAAATGACGAGTACGGCACGTTCTCACTCCAGATACGAAAGTTTAGTGACACAGATCTCAATCCAGAGGTCCTGGAGGAGTATCCGGAGCTCTCATTGAATCCATCTGTCGCAAACTATGTCGTCAAGGTGATTGGTGATAAGAAGGCTTTCTTCAACTTTGATGCCGAGCAGGTCGATGAGCGCCGGATGGTCACGACGGGCAAGTATCCCAATCGATCATCCCTGGTGAGAATAATTGCCGGCGCTGACCTCGATAACGGTCGGGTTCCTGCCCAGGCACTTCCGTTTGGTTTTCGAGGAGCTGGACTCCTCCGGACCAACCCGCTGCTCGCCGATAATGGCGTCCTTCATGAGATGACAACAGGCGACTCTGCTGCCCTATTGAGCTGTAATGCCCATTCTAGAAATTACGGAGCTGGTTCCGTTAGCGGCACGCCGCTGACAGGCGCCATCCTGCCTCCGGTCCCGTTCAGGTTCAAGGTGACTCGCAACAATGTTGCGACCTCCCCCACAGCGATAGGCCAGGCGGGAAGTACCGAGATAGTCGACAACAGGTTCACCTGGGGTGTCAAGTTCGAGAGGAGCACATCTCCCGACGATCCCAACCCGACGGAGGCGCCCAACAGGTGCGTCGCGGCGTTCACCAAGCTGCTCGGAATTGACAAGCTTCAGGTCGTCGTCTCGGGGGCCAATGTTGACACCTTCAACAACAATAAGTTTACCCTTGCACGGGTGGCATTGAGTTCGTCGACATTCGCCACTGTCGATGCATCAACGACCAATAACCTGATGAAGGCGGCGGCATACATTCGAAATGGCTCCGTCAATGCAGCTGCCCTGGGAACTGAGGGTGTCATGTACACTGTCTCGGACTCACTCAGCGGTGACAATCGAGTCACGTTGGCCAGTCTCCTAGCCTCAGGTTCCCTGTCATACAATCGATTTGTCAACTATGCTAAGTTTACCAACCTTATGCATGGCGGTTTTGATGGATTTAATATCCTTGATAAGAATCTC